GGCTTCTTTGGATCGAAGGCCGGTTTGATGTCTGTCGGAGAAATTCCCGGGTCGGCATCTTTTTGTGTTCCGTCTGTCCTTCCAGGTCCAGGAGAAGATATGTCTGGAACATAGGGATTCGCGGGATCTCCCGCGGTCTTCCATGCAACTTCCATCGTGTTGGGGCTGGTTCCGAATGATAGATCGACGCCCGAACCAAAAACGTCTGGATCTCCTTTTCCGTTTAGAACGGAAAGAGCGACTTTCCTGGCGGCCGCGGCGGCATCAGAATTTTTTTCTGCACCATCGTATAGGTCACTCAGGCCGCCCTTGAAAAGCTTGGAAAGCAGTTTTGTCTTATCGCTCTTTGTAGGTATGTAAGCCGTGTACCTACCGCTTCCTGGTATTCCCATACTAAATCTCCTTCTAGAACGTCAGAGGCTACGAATCACTCTGCGGCGAGTGTTTACCAAAGTATCGAGACGCTTGCGAAGACGACCTTCTTCAATCTTTAGAGCCTTGACATAGTTGATCTTCTTCTCAAGAGCCTTGTCGGTTCCATACTCATCAGCATCGACTTCTTCCGCGTCGGAATCGTGGTCTTCGACTTCCTCGGAACCGAACTTGTTTATTTCTTCCATGATAATTCTTTTCAAAAGTGAGCTGGTAAGTTTCATAGTTGTCTCCGTGTGACTAGACTAAATATTCGCTTATAATTTGTTTTATATCATTTTTTAGAAAAATCAGCAAATGCGAGGTCGGCCCACTTTGAAGAAACTTCTTCTCCAAAAAGTTGATCAGGCGTGCTCATCGCAACTTTACGTTCTATGTTACCGGTGGGAGGAATATAGTTTCCCCTTCTGTCTTCGCTCTCCAGCATGCTCGGAAGCGTCGTTTTAGCAGTGTCAGAAAGTATCTCCGCAAGAACAAGGTTCCCTCCAGCTTCTGCTCTTATAGTTTCTTTCAAAGAGTTGGTAATAGTTCTTTTTTGAGAAGAAACTACCGTGCGGTCTAAAGCTGGGCTTCTTCTATGGACTGAGGAATTATCATCTTTTCTTTTTAACGATTCATTCAGAGAAGAGCCCACACCTTCCGAAAGTATCTCGAGGAGGCACTCTTTTACGACGCTCTTTAGCTGCTGCTTGGTGATGCTCGACATATGATCATCCTACTCCATTCCACACGGCTTGACCATTTAAAGAACCCGTAAGAATCGGCATCATGTCATTGCTAATGGTCGTAAGTCCAGCGTATACGCTGTGTTGTATGGTGTTGCTAGTATCGGCTCTAACGTAAAGCTCTGTGACACGAACATCTAGGGTAACTAGATCTCCAGAGTCTATGAGAAAGTAATAGTTACCTCCCACACCATTGACACCGTTTTCCGTGAAACCTATTCGAAGCTTTTTTGAAGTGCTCTCTAGGTTATGAAGAATGATGCTCTTGGTTACAAAGGGAAAAGAATACTTTACCACCGTAGTGTTGCTCGTGGAAGCGGTGGCGACCCACGGCAAGGAAGATGCCTGAAATTCGCTTATGTTTGCAAAACCTGATCTAGTATTGTTTAAAGCCATTTTCTTTTCTCACTTCTTTGAAGCAAAGATGTCGTTTATAACGCGGTCTATCCTGTCGCTCTTATTGAAGATTTTTCTAAGCTCGCTGTTGTGTATCGTCTTACCTTCCGGAAGCATGAAGGCTCCAGGCGTCGATGGCTCGGACACGTAATCCCAACAGATCAGCTGGAAGTCATCCTGCACGACGTGATAATCTCCTTGTTTTTTGGTGGAGCCAACGCCTCTGGAAGAGATCCCGAGTTTCACGCCGCTCTCTACGAGAGATTGGAGTATCTTTCCAGACGGCGTATCAAGTATTTCAACAGAGCCATAGACGACTCCTCCGTCTAGATAAGCTTCACGAACTATATGTGAAACATTTTTTAGGTTTACCACAGAAGAATCTGGGTGGTCTAATTCTCCCAACGCACGATTCTCTACAATAAACTTTTGATAGTTTCTAATCTCTCTCTGCAATATCTCAATGGGGTATATTCTTCCGTTCTGATTCAGGGTGTCGGCCTTCTGCAAAATACCCTTCATCATGATCTTTCCGCCATTTTTTTCCTTCGACTCGCGTATCATATCGACTGTATAGTCGAAAACTTCATAAGAGTTTAAAAGTCTTAGATCTTTCATTGCGATTCTCCTTCATCCATGGTAAGCTCTTGTCTTAGAGTGGAATACAACATAAACCTAGAGACGGTAGAATCGTCTATTGCGTTCAAGCTTTCCGACAGTATCTGCTCTTTTGTCGAATTCAACTTATTGATGATATAGGAGTTTTCAGAATGCTGCGTGGCATAATGGTCTATCGATTCAAGCAAGCTTAGCTTGATCTCATCGAGCTTCTTCCTTATCGTAACTTCATCATTATTTGCTGTAGAGAATGCATAGGCGCGGACAAGTTCTCTTTGATCATTGTTTAGTGATGAATACTTTTCGTTGAGTTTTTTCATCATCACCTTCATCAGAAGACGAGCAGTTCCTGGTGAATCGTCCGGCATCGAATGTTCTTCTTGCTTCTTTTCGAGCATGAGCCACTCGTGAAGCTGGTTTTCATACTTCCCAAGAACTTCAAGATCGCATGTTCCAGCAGGCTTTCTCCACTCGTTAAGAAGTGTCTGTATCGTTGCGTACATCTTGTATTCTGCTATGGGTTGATCATAAAAATTTTCGTCTTTGATCAAATGATTTATGCTTCTTATTAACAGAGATTTTTCTCTGTCCAACGCAGAAAGGTCTGCGCGCTTCGCGGCTTCTCTTGCCTCAGAAAGTATGGAAGACGTGACTCCCGCAGAAGAAACCGTAGTCTTTATTAAAGAATTGAAAAGCCTGAACTCTTTGTAAAGCTCTGTTCCAGAACGAAAATGACGTTTTAGTATCTTCAGCGCAGAAGAAGACTTCTTCTTGTCTCCCTCCACTAGGGAGCTCGATATTGTACGAACTAAAAATTCATACAATAGTGCAGTATTTCTTTTTTTGTTATGCGTTCTAGACATCGATTCCTCTCAATCTTCCTCTGTGTCAAATAAATAGCTGCTTTCCCTCTCAACATCTTCGTCTTTTACGTCTTCCGACAAGACTTTTGTCCTGGACTGAAGCTGGAGCTTCGACGACATTCCGCGTAAAGCAGAGACGAGACCAGGAGGTAGATTCGTCCTGAGCTTCTGCGGCTCTTCACGTCGACGAGATTCTCCGAACGGATTGCTAACAACAGACTTGATCCATCCTGAGTCATAAACGTCTTTCATCCCAGGACCATCGTAAGACGTCATCTTTGCAAAATCAGGTTCATGAAGAGAATGTTTCTTTCTTCTGGAGCTGTTGTAATGAGCCTTCTTGTTCAACTGAGACTTTGGCCTGATTGGATATGCATCCTTCTCAAAAAGTGGAATGTCTATATCAGGTTCGTCCGAAGAAACTAAAAGTTCTGCAGAGGGTTCTTTTTCTTCTATGTCATCTCCCGCAAATAGATCTTCTCCGCCACCAGCTTCTTCTCCACCACCGCCGGCCTCTTCTCCGCCACCAGCTTCTTCTTCTCCGCCGCCGCCACCGAATAAGTCATCTCCGCCGGCTTCTCCACCGCCCTCAGCACCCGCTTCTTCGCCTTCTGGCTTTGCATTTTCTATATTTGCGTCAATTAATTTTTCTTCGTACCTCTGCTCGTTTATCTCTTCTATCTGCTCGTCCGTAAGACCCCAGATATTCTTTTGTATGAATCTTTTGCTGCCCATACCCTCGGGTAGAGAGCCACCGATCTCGAACTTAGATTTCCATAGTTCTAGCTTCTGCTGCTGAGCGACAGTAGAAGGATTCGAAAGATGAAGAGTGAAATTTTGAAGATCCTCGCCGTCAAATCCGTTGGCGTAAAGATGGACGATCGCGAGCTTATTCAACTCAGCTATAAGAACTTTTTGAATTACATTTATTGTCCTAGAAAACCTAATGTCTTCCTGAGCAAGAGTCGCTTTTGACGACAACATCTCGTCGTAACCGAGGTACGCTCGCGGAATCTTTAGTGCAGCAAAAAGCTTTTTCTGAATATACGCGACGTCTTCTACGGCTGCGGCGTTCTGTCCACCGGCGAGCGTGTCGATCTTTGTTCCAGAGTCTCCTCCTCTAACGGGGATGTAATAATCATCCTCAATACTCAGAGGTGCGTACCGCAGGTCGAGGCGACCCGTCGATCTATCTACCACCTGGTTCGTCCTAAGATTTTTTCTCTGTTCTTCTACGTACATCGGAACGTTCTCTGGTGGAATGTTCGCGACGTCAATATAAAAAACTCTTCTTTCTGGCGCTCTAACTACACGATAGACAAGCATTGCATCTTCGATGAGAATGAGCTGACGCCAAATACGACGAGCGGGTTCGATAACGGAAGACCCGTAAGGAAGAAACATGTCGTTGCCAAGAAGACGAAAATGAGTAACTTCCCAATTTTCCAGAGTACGATTGCCTAGAGTGACCCATCTATACCTGACCGCGAAAGGGTCGTTTGGATCATAGTTTTCTTCTCTCTCTATCTCGTTGACCGGGATTGGAAATGCATTTATGACGCCGTGCGTAGGCGAAACGTCATTGTAGAGAAAAAAATCTCCGTACTTGACCAGGTTACGAGCCCAAGAACGTAAATTAAATTCAGTATTGAGAGTGTTGTAGAAGAGATCTTCTAATATCTCTTTTATCTTTTCATTGTCAGAATAGATGTGTAATACTTTTCCCTTGTCGTCCTGTGCAACGGTCTCATCTGCATAGATATCGAGAGCAGCAGCAACCTCTGGAGTATACTCCATTTCTTGAAAGTCTTGGTACCTCATCAACCTCTCTGAAAGGTTGTACGCGTTTGCTGTTATAGTCGCATAAGTGGGAGCAAGAGACTTTTGAAAAAGAAGGGCACCAGAAGATTTCGTCTTATCAGGTACGGCTACTGCTGTATCTAAGGTCCTTAATTTTCTCTTTACTACGGGACCGCTCTTGAAGAGCTTCGTAAGGCGCTGAAATAAAGACTGCTGCGATTGTTCTTTTTTTGCCATATTGTCTGCCCCTTCAATATAGTCGGGGCTCTCTTCCGTTTAGGATACTATAAGTTTATTTGTCTTCGCGTATACTCACATGACCTTCCCGGTGGGACGAAGGCTCACTTTTTTGACAACAGGCTTGGGAGAATCAACATAGTTCATGGGAGAATCGACTATTTGCTTCAAGGCTGACTCAAGCCCATCGATGTGCGGAGAAACAGCGGCAGATGCAGAGCCAGTCGAAGATTCTTTAAAAGACTCAATCGCGCTGATCAGCTTTGTCGCGGCAGACATAATCTTCGACGCAGCCTCGTGGTTTTCACCCTCGTTTAAGACGATCTCTATCTCTTCTTGGATTATTCTCTTCAACCTTGGCAGTGTTATCTTCGACATTTTTCCATCCTCTTATAAGAATACATATGAAGCGAGACCTGCTTAATTATACAACCAGGAAAAATCAGAAACATCAGTGTGCTTTATTTGTGAGGGATCTCTTGGTTTATGGACGTCTTTGCTCGTTGGGTTCAACCCCTTTATCGCGGGATTGACCAAAGGTTTAACGGAAGTTATGTCCCCCGGGAGCTGATCCTTCCTCTCTACTTTTGTAGCTTTCAATATAGCATAAGACATTGCGGCGGCGGCATTATTCACTCCAGATTCTCCCGCAGTAAGCCATGTCGCAATCGCAAGGCTCATAATGAGGTCGTCGTGGGCATCTTTTGCTGCTTGAGCCTTGTTACCGTTCCAAATGAAAGCTTGTAGTTGGTCGTAGAGCCTCTGGGAATAAACTTTTACTATAGAATTTCTTACGAGTTCTTCAAATTTTGCAAGAACCTGGGTTCTGGTCTTGGTCTGGGTGGAAAATCCTGGTATCGCGTCGGGGTTATTCGACTTATATTCAAAAACATCACCAGACGTTCCTTGGTAGTATAGACGAGGATAACCATCGTCCCTCAGCTTCACGCACGTAAAGTATCCAAACGTGTTCTGCTCTGGACATATCAGCGCATCGTTATACATCTTACCGTATTGAAAAAGAAGATCGGCAAGCTTGTCAGGAGGTATCTTTCCCATGTACTCTGCGACTACCTCGCATGTATCGTAATCTACAATGTGAAACGTCGAAAAATCTCCTGCATCTCCTCGAGCCACGTCGGCGGCAATGACGTACTTGCTTCCTGACACAGGACGACGCCATATCCATACTGCATTCTGTGGTCCAGTTTTTTCGATCGGAGGTTTTATCAGATCTCTTAAGTTTTCTAGATCAACGGGCTGCAGGAATGTATCACCCGAAGAAATAAAGTCGCATAAAAATTCTTGAGCTACTTTTCTTTTTGCTAGGTTTTTGGTCTCGCTATCAAACCATTCCTGATCGTGTTCGGGATGAACCCACCAAGGTAGCTTTATAGTCGTAAATTCATTCTGCTTTGTCTCTCCCTCCATCCACAGACGATAATACTGTCCGCCGACGCCGTTGGGAGTCGATAATATGATCGCATTTCCTCCAGTGGAAAGAGTCGGATACAGACCGGTCCAAATGTCCTCAAAGTCTCTAATAAATGCAGCCTCATCGACAATGAGAAGAGATAATGCCTCTGAACGACCAGCATCAGGAGAAGTAGGTATCGCAGTTATCGTAGAGCCGTTTGCAAAGCTTATGGACTGTTTCGTAGGTTCAAATTTGGTAAGCAATAGCCACTTTGGAAGACCGTCCAGCATGATCTTCACTTTTTTAATGAAGTTCATGGCAGTAGAAAGCTTCGTCGCGATGACGAGGATATTCTTATCCTTCTTAAAGATTGCAAACCATGTAGCGTACGCGGCGGTAACTGTGGAGAGACCCAGCTGACGAGACTTGAGAACAATGTTGAAACGGTTCTCTTCGAAGGATTTGACGCAGTCGTCCTGAAAATCGTACGTCTCAAATGTTATGAGACCCCGCTTTGCGTGCTGGATCTTTACATACTTCTTCATGAAGTATATCGGATCTTTTCCGCAAAGCAGTATCTCCTGAATCTGCTCGTTTCTAGTTAAAGGCTTCATCAAGCTATCTCAAAGCATGTCTTTCTGCGGAAGTAGGCAGTCCTTTTTGGATTGTGGACGTTAAAATTGATTATTTCTAGAGAGTCAGAGGTAGAATATTCCTTGGCAGAGAGTGTCTTTCCCGAGAGGTCTTTATAGACAGCCCTGATATTCTTCAAGACCGCATTAATGACAGAAATGGACTCTTCGGAATACGCACGCTTCATGACAATCATCTCTTTTTCTGCGGCAAAGTTCACTATTGCCTGGTATGAAGCCACGAGCATTCCGTCTCCTCCGAGCGTGAATTTTACAGAATAAGATGCTGTTTTTGGCGTAGAAGTTCTGCCCCACGTGGTGTCGATTGCTTGTCCAAGAGCGTTGTAATCAATATCAGACATATTTCTCTCCAGACGTAAATATACGTGTGCTACTCAAACCTGATGATAGGATTTGCCAGAATCCTTCTACCTACAGCGACAGAGATGGCCTCAGGAGTCGGTCGCCATCCGTTTTCCCAATCTTTTTGTCGAGAATACGCCCATGTATCGGCGCATGTGGAGCAACAAAAAAACCTATCAAAAGAAGTTTTATCGTCGGGCCTTGAGAAAGCGAGCTCACAGACATCGCAGAACATAGGCATTGTCTTGCTCGATTTTTCACCAAAATCTTCTGGAACTATCAGCAAAAAACCGTCCTCTTCCCTCATCTTCCTATTACGCGGGTACTTCTTCCAATCATTCATAAAAAACCTTTGTGTCCTTTTCGCTCTTTGTTATCTCGATAACGTGATCTACGACGTCCTTTATTCCATCTACGTGGGTTATCACGACTATCACTCTGAAGTACTTCTTCAATGAGACCAACATCCTATTACAGGCCTCGACGGCCGCATCGTCGAGCGTACCAAAACCTTCATCTATGATGAAGATATCAGGACGCGGGAGCGAAGAAGTGTTGATCATCGCGACCCGGACGGCGAGAGAAGCTATCGTCTTCTCCATACCGCTGCATAGCTCTATCA